GGATCATATTTTACAAAGGATCCTGGACGATTTTCGTCTGCGTATTTTCGTGCCTGTTCAACAAGTGCTTTAATTCGTTCGTTCATTACACCATCCATATGATTTATCAAAGATCGGGCCATCGCAGATATACAGCTCCCCATCAATACCGCGCATCAGGTAGTCGCCAGGTTTACCCTGCTTGAAATTACCCTCTAGCGAATTGACACGGAATTCCTCATCCATCCGTTTAGCATGGACAACAATAGGCTTTTTAATACAATCTTCCATTCCGTCTACTTGTTCAAATGTATCAAACGTTTTCATTCTTCAACTCCAAAATGTTGTTTAATTAAATCACTGGCTTTGTATGGTTCCGCAGTATCAGCAATTTTGGCACATTCCTGAATTAGTAACTCTGCAAAATTTTCTAGGTTCTTTCCACCCACTATAGGAAAATGAGAGCCTCCGGCTTGCAAGGCTAGTTCTTCAATTTTTTTGTTCATGATTCAAATACCAAAACAACATCTTCTTCAGAAACAATGTAAAACGTTTCGTCTCCTACCTTAGTCTTAGGTGCCTTGTTCCAGTTAGGGAGTATAACATCTCCAACAGAAATGTCAAGTACTTCTGATCCGACAGAAACAACTTTACCACGATTAGCTTCATGTGGGTCGGCACGGGTCAGGATAATTCCACCGGAAGTTACTGTTTCTTTTTCGATTAATTGTACCACTAGTTTTTTGTTCAAAGGTGTAAGCATAATTTTCTTTCTATAGTTTTAACATTTCTTCGTAAGTATAATTACGTTCCATGTAGGTTGATGGATTCTTCAAATAATTTTCAGCAAGGTCGCCTTCTCTCCTAGGGGAATGATTGACCTTAAAATCGATATTGTTAACATCTTTAAAAATATCAATAATTTCTCCCACAGTACGTGTGTCACCATAGGCCAAATTCTCAATAGAATTACTTGGATTGTCTATGGCTTTAATGATGGCTCTGCAAATATCATTCACATGGACATACTCACGAATTGCAGTACCGTCCTTGGTACCATAATCAGTGCCATATAGAGAGAAACTACCTGAGGTGATAGCATTCATTAGATTATAGAACAGACCATCAGGATTTGTTGCAGGATGACCGTCAGTACCAATCACGTTATAGAAACGAAATATCGTGTAGTCATTTTCTCCAAGTATCTGTTGAATGATAGTCTCGGCCATAAGTTTAGAATATGCATATGGACTAGTAGGATTGGCCGCAGCACCAGTAGATGCAAAAATAAAATTCTTATATGACAGTGCTCTAAGGACATTTAAAGTGCCAGATACATTTGTTTCATAATAACATATTGGATCTTTTACAGATTCACCAACACGAACCAAGGCGGCCAAATGAATGACTGTATCAAACTGAGTTCCTCTCCAAATATCCAACTCGCGTTTATCACGAATGTCGGTTTCAATCCATTCCGACCTATAAACTTTAATATCAGGCCTTGTCTTTTGAATCATTTGACACAGATGGATACCAATGTAACCTTCTGCACCAGTAACTAATACTTTCATTTAATGCAAGTTTCTTTCATTCAGATAAGAAGCTTGGTTTACCTTGGCCAACAAATCTATCGGCCAAGTTCTCAGCTTCTTCTTTTACTTGACACCGTGTAGAATGAGTAAAAGCATTGTTGATGTAGTATGTAATAGTATATACACCCATTGCATCTTTCCGCACTTCACTCTTTTTACCTTCCGCTTGGACGGAATAACAAAGTTCAAACATAATAACTCCTATGCAATTAATTCTATGAATCGGTTTAGAACGACTCTGCTTGTTTTTCTTGATGAAGAAAATTTAGAAAATGCTGATGCAATGTTTCGCATGGTTGCATCTTCTTTTACTTCAAATTCAATATCTTCATCTGTATCTAGGTTCTCAGACCTAATCAAATAATATTCGTCAAATCCAGCAGTAGTAACAACCGAATACTTATCGGACTTAAATTCTTTTCTCAATTTCTCATATTCATGTGGTTTCAAATTTGGATAAAAGTTAGGAATAACTCCAGAGAAATTACGGCCACTTAGAATATAAAAACCAACAATGTTGCATTTTGTCCGTGCTTTTAGTAAATTAATATATGCAGTAGTCAGCTTTGTTTCTTTGCTTGGATCATTGACCATCACTTCATTTTTTGTAATAGGGTCACGAATAACAATACGTTGAGTCCTAGTAATATAAGAATCATTTATATAATTACCAGCCCCATCACTAATTGCAATCCATTGAGAAGCTTCGCCATCTGTAAGGAACACAGTATTCACAACTTGCAGTCGGTTTTCTTTTTGAAATTTTGGAATAATTTTCATTGCAGCAACAATGGATTCATTCAATGGTGTACCACCTAGATTTAACCAAGCTGGCATACGGTAACGATTCAGATTTTTATAACCTAAGAGTGCTCCTGCAGCCTTTGCAAAAATTGTAGCAGGCATACGATTAGATAACAAATTCAACAATTTAAATGGAGACATTATCATATCACCACGTTTAGCCAAATATTTCATATCACTCATATTTTGTTTACTGCCATATTCATCTTCATATTCCGAGGTAAAAGAATATACTTCATAAGGAATATTAACTTTTTTACAGAACATCACCAAGTTCAACAATTGTTTGATTGTATTATCAATATGATCGGCCATCGAACCAGACCAATCAATAAACATAACCAAACCATGTGATTTTCCACCTGGAATAACAGTAATTTTCTTAAACAAGTCTTCACTAAAATTGTAAGAAAAAATCTTAGACATATTCAGTTCGCCAGTTTTCGAAACTGTTGCACGCTTTAATTGGTCTGCATTTTTACGCAGCTCAAATTCTTTTACAAGATAAGAAACAACTTTTTTAGAATCTTCACGGAATTTAAGAAACAAATCTGATTGTTTTTTTACATAATGTTCAGAATCAGTATAACTATATTTTTGGTCATATTCTTTGCAATCTTTTTCGTAACGAACCCATAGTTTACTATAATCAATAATATAGTGGTCTAGATTTAAATCTGGAACATTTCCATAGATAATTTCATCTTTTTGCTTTGTTGAGAACAAACGATTTTCATTTCTACGATAAGCTTCATCTGTTTTAGAAACAGGTTCTTTTTTACCACCAAAGCCGCCGGTACCAGGTGCTTCTTTTGAACCAGAATTTCCACCAGTGCCATCAGTACTTTCATTAGTTCCAGAATTTTCTTCTTTTTTGCCTTTTTCTCCAGCTTCTTTTTTTTCTTCTTTTTCACCGTTTTGGCCTGATTTGCCTTTTTCTTGAATTTGGATTTCTATACTTTCATCAGATTGTTCAGAACCTTCATCAGATTCTTTAACATTGATGGGTAGATTTTTTAGGTCAAATTCTTTTGCTTCTTCATTTTCTCCGATTTTTTTCATATAATCGGCAACTTTTTTATAAACATCCAAAACATCATCATAAGTTTGTGTGTTTTCGATTTCTTTTAGAATGTCTGTTTCAACTTCATTGAATTTAATATTAGTTATTGAACCGCCTTTGCAGTACAGATTCACACGGTCAATAAAATTCAATTCATTCAAATCTTGGCCTTCTGTTCCAAAGAAATCTTGGTCAACCAATTCTTTATATGCACGAATGAATGATTGACGGATGCCAGGATATTTGATTTTGATTTTACGTTCAATACGGGAATCTTCCAGTACATTCATAACACTCAAAGAGTAATTTAATTCGTGGGCTTTGTGTAGTCCGTCAAGTGGTGTCCACAATGCGTGAGCTACTTCGTGTCCTAAAAACAAATCGTAAAGATATGTTGAAATTCCTTTTTCTAAAATTGGAATAGTAAGGATACGATTTTGAACATCAAAGCTGGCCGTCGGAACATGACGCTGTTCAATGTGTAGATTTTCTGTTGCCATCAGTTTGGCAAGAATTGATTTGGATTCGATTAATTCCATATAACTTCCTATGCACTAAGAATCATTATAGTATCACAACTAGATTTATTTGTCAAGGCTTTGTTGTTTTTCAGCATCAACTTCAGTAATAATTAATATTCCATCAGAAACTTCTAAATTTAATACAGTTCCTTCTTTCCAGCCTTTCAGTTCACATAATTCTGGCGGCAAAGTTAAAATTCCATCGCCGGATCCGTCTCCAGCATCTTCAATTGTTGTTGACCAAGTAGTATCAGTCATATTGTTGCTTAAGTTTTTCGTATCTTTCATTATCCTGCTCCCATTGTGACGTAACAATCCAGCGGCGAACTGCTTGGTCAAGTTCATTAAACGATTGCGGCGTGAATTTGAGTTTCATTTCGTCTTTTTCGTCTTTTTCATTCATTTTTAATAATCTCCGAGTGTAATCCGCTCATTTTTTTCAGGATATTTTATTTTCCTGCTAAAATTTTTCGCGGTTTTGTGCTTTTGCACAGGTTTTATGGGAGTCCGACAGTGTGGACGTTCTAATTTTACGGTAAATTTGATTTTTTTCATATTATCGCCTCATGCTAGATATGTCTTTTGCTTGTTCATCAGTAAAAACGGGTACGGCGTTAGATTTATGCATTGTAGCAATGCCTTTGACCATTGATCCTGTGTAAACCTTTGTTGGCAGCTTGACAGCGACAGCTAGTCCTGTATCTAGTGACTTGATTTTTGCAGTTTCGCGGATGTAAACGCTGGTAACAACAGGACTTTTGGTTGGTAAGTTACTGGAATATTTACTTAATGACTTAGGCTTCATATCCTCAATAGATTTGAGCCATGCGTCATATTGTGCCTGTTGGGTCTTAGGCACTTTCCGTTTTTTGGATTTAGGAGTCCTGCAATGTATAAACATAATATATTTCCGTACAAGATTTACATTATACAGATTTTTTCAAACTTGTCAAGGGGTTGTTGTATTAAAACAACAATTATCTTCTAAATTTCCTTGAATCTGCTGTCCAATCAGATTCTAAAACATCAAATTGAGATTGACGGGTAAAAGTCTTTTGTTTCTCTCTTTTTTTACGTTTATCGTATTGATTTTTTTCAAAATAATAATCATCGCTGTAGTTTCTATCTTTTCGAAACTTCTCTACAAATTTTGACACCTCTTAAACTCCTTTTTTTATGGCAAAAGCGCCGGGAAAGCTTCTTTGACGAATTTATAATCTAGGCCTTTAACGCCAAAGTCTTTTCTGAAAATACCCATGATAACTTCTGCTTCACGGGGTTCTAGATTTTGTAACAATTCTACTAATAGTTGCTCACGTTTTTTATCTGTTAATTTATCAGCAGTTTCATTGCCTTTTTGAAACATGTATAGTTTCCGCATTTCTGTTGATAGTTTTGCATAACTCATTCCTGCAGGAACATCTTTTATTACATAACCTTCAGGAACTTCATCAAAATACCATTTCGGTTGTGGATGAAAACCAAGTTGTAATACTTCTGTTAGAACTTTGGAAAGATTTCTTCCAATAACATCCATTCTTTGTTGTTTATTTTTAGCAGCTTCAAATTCGTCAAATACTTCATATATGTTTTTCATTAAAATTCCTCAATTACTTCCATTAAATTTTTCAGTTTGTATTGAATGAAATAGTTAAGCATCTTTTGTTTAGATGCGGGTTTAGCTTCATCATAGGTATTTATGATTTTCTCTTTGATATCACCTGGGATTAAGGTCAAATCAATTAGTGTTTGGTTCCTTGAAAAACCTATACGTGCATTTTCATCTTCCCAATCACCATAGTGTTCACTTAACATTTTATCAAGTTTGTTCTTACTAATCGTAGTTTGTCTAACACCACGGACAAAACTATCAGAAGAAGAAAGTACATTAGGTATTCCATCACCTTTATCGCCTTTGATAATTTTTTCTTTAAGCTCAATGGCCGGATTTTCGGATTTGATATATTTCTTTTGTGCAGGATTATATTGCTTGATGTTTGCACCATAACGCTGTAATTGTAGGAAATCTCCGTCACTGGAAAGTATTAATATTTTTTGGTGAGCAACAAATCTTGGTGCAAGTGTACCAATAATGTCATCAGCTTCTGCACCCTCAACATCGATAACTTTATATGGGAAATTTTCTTTTAATTCTTCTTTGAATTTAGTCAATAATTCAAAAATCAGATGCCAATCCAATGTGGACTTTTCACGGGTAGCTTTACGACCTGCCTTGTAGAATGGAAAGAATTCCTTACGCCAATATTTACGATTGTCACAACAGAGCACAACTTCTCCGTATTCGTTGCGGAACGTCTTTAGGTGCATCCTAAGAATATTTAATACCATGTGTCGGACTAAGTTTTCTTCCAACTTAATTCCTTTTTGATTTGATATTTGTGCCATCAAACCTGCTAACAAAACCTGGTTAAGGTCAACGAGAATCATTATAAATCCAGTAGTTGTAAAACTCTATATTAACACACTTGGTGAAATTTGTCAAATATTCCATCCATAAGTCTACCAGATGTTGTTGTTTTTCTGCAAATGACGCCATAAAAATCCAAAGGAATCAACATTGAAATGTATTCCAACGGTTCAATTAAAATTGCATCAAATCTTTCTAAATTGTCCACATCACCTTTTTTATCTTTGAATATAATAATGTCATAACAATCTCCTAAATTTGAACCACCAAGTTTATTTCCTTTTTCCTTAAACTCATTTGTCTCTATGTGTATGTCCTCTTCTTTTTCTCCAGGAAGAAACATAAATGTGTCATAATTTTGTTTTTCAAATTGCTTTAAGTAATCTAGCATTGTACTCCTTGATATGTGATTTTCTTACTCTAACCATAATCCAGTTGTTGTAATATTCATCACTCTCCATAACATTGTGTGCAAATTGTTCTTTTGCTTCAAGATAACTACATTCACCTTTTGATTTACATAAGTGCATTATTTCTCTTTTGAATTTTTCTTTTCCATAGAGAACAACATCCTTTTGTAATTCATCACTACTTCCATAATAAGTTGGCCAGTCACTAGCCACTTTGAATTTTTTCTTTTTGCCTTTAACTTGTCTTGTCTTGGAGAAGTAAAAAAGTTTCTTACCGATATATTTTTTACCTGTCTCTACGTTTGTTATCATATAAACAAACCCGTAACTATCTCCAATTAAATCTTCTGTAAAATTTAAGTTATTGTATATCCAGTTTATTCCCATTTTAAGTCATCTTCATCAAGGTCATTATCCTCTATATATTCTTCGGATAATTCTTCGATGGGTTCACCACAAAATGGACAGAATTCTGGCATTTCTTGTGAGGTTAGTTCTTCATAATATTCAACTTCATATGTAGATTCACAACTTAAACATTCACCTGATACTATTTTATTTTTCATTACCAACTCCCGTTATTGTTATTAATTAGCCCAAACATCACCCCAATCACCAGACAAAGCACCCTTTGCATAATCAGTTGCCCGATTTTCAAAGAAATTTGTATGCGTTGGTGCATTAATCATTTCTTCAACCCATGGTAGTGGGTTTTTCTTAACTTTAAAAATACCCTTTAAGCTCAAAGAAATTAATCTACGGTCAGCAATATAACGAATATATTTCTTTACATCTTCAGCAGACAAGCCTTCCATGCCACCTAAATTGAAAGCTAGGTCAATAAACTTATCTTCAAGTTCCACCATCTTTTCTGCAATAGTGTAAATGCGAGATTTAAGTTCATCGTTCCATATTTCTGGATTTTCACCTATGTATGTGCGGAATAATTTAATCATGTTTTCAGCATGTTGTGTTTCATCAACAATCGACCACGTAACAATCTGTCCCATGCCTTTCATTTTACCCTGTCTTGGAAAATTCAATAACATGATGAATGATGAAAATAATTGCATACCTTCTGTGAATGCAGAGAATACAGCAATTTGTGTTGCGGTGTTTGATTTGGAACTAACTTGTTTGGAAATATCCATAACATAGTCATGTTTCTCACGCATTTCAGCATACTCGGAAAATTCATTATATGTTGTTTCAGGTAATCCTAAAGTTTCAATCAGGTGTGAATAAGCAGCAACGTGTAAGGCTTCACGAGCAGCAAAGCCCATCAACATCATTCTTATTTCAGGTTGAGGAAAATTTGGTAGATAGTTATTAACATAACCACCAGCAACGTCAATATCACCTTGTGTAAAGAAACGGAATATATGAGTTAGAAATTTCTTTTCTTCAACTGTAAGTTTTTTCTTCCAATCCTTCGTATCTTCCATCATTGGAACTTCCGTGTGTAACCAATGGCTCTGTTCGTGCTTCAACCATGCATCGTAAGCCCATGCATAATTGAATGGCTTGAAATATGTACGTTCTTGTGTAACGTCTTGTTTTGTTTTCTTTATCATTTAGGTTCTTTCTTTATTTAATTCCAATATTTTGAATGGTTTATATTGTTCCAATATTCTTTATTATTACGATTCCAAAAATTATTGATTAAGTACCAAGCCATACCAAAGTAACCCATTTTATGAAATCTTCTACTATCTTGGCCAAAGTAATCTTTAACTAATTTGAATTTTTTAGGATCATACATTTTTGACAAAAAGAAATCTTCGCTAGTTCTATACTTTTCAACAAAACCACCAAACTGTTCAAACTTATCTCTGCGTGTGAGCATGAATGCACCAACAGCAAAGGGGACTTTGTACTTCATAATATTGTTTATAAAGTTGAAAATCATAAATCCAATTTGTGTTGTTCTACTATTGTCATAACATTTTATATAAAGTCCAATAAGATCCAAATTATTATTTTCTATTGTATTAACACAATTAACTATTGTTGTATCACTAAAAAATCTAACATCACTATCTATAAACAAAATATATGGTGTTGTTACTAATTTTGCTCCATTATTCTTAGCAACAGAGACAGGACCACCATCAATAATTTCAACGTTCAATTCACCCCTCATCATCTGAATAACCCAGCGTGTATTGTCTGTAGAACAATCCGCAATGATGATTCTGGTGTTGCCAATGTTTTGTGAACGTAATGTGTCTAACAAATGACCAATATAACTTTCCTCGTTCTTACACGGAACAACAATTGTTATCATATCACTCAACATCATCTTTCTCCTTTGTCCATGTTACTATTTCCCATCTTCCATTGTGGTGTTCAACGAGTGCTGTACAACTTTCAACCCAATCACCATCATTCATGTATATGATACCGTCTATGTCTTTAATTTCGGCATGATGAATATGGCCACAAATTACTCCGTCATACCCGCGATTCTTACAATATCCCGCAAGATTCTTTTCAAAGTGGAATATAAAGTCTACCGCTTTCTTTACTCTTGTTTTGAGATATTGACTAAGACTAAAATACCCAAAACCCATGCGACGGCGTAGCCAATTGAATCTACTATTAAGTGATAAAATAACATCATATGCTTTGTCTCCTAAAAAACTTATCCAGGGTGCTAGTCTGGTTATACCGTCAAACAAGTCTCC